ACCTCTTAAGATAATAATCCGGGGAATGATACGATGATAATCCGTCGATCTTATTGACAAATGGATAATCGTGCATCGGGAGTATCAATTCCGGGATTGAAATATCTGATAACCCGGGAGATTTCAGCACATTGACCTCACCCTCGTTGATCAGGTCAACTGTTTCATTCCTGCCGTTTACAGTGATTTCACATTTTCCCGGAGTGACCGGAAGAAGAATGATCTCAACACTCGCACCTTGCGTCTTACCGGATGTAAATGTGTGCTGAACATTCTCAAAATACAATAAATAAGCCATCAAGCATGCACTCCTTCCGCAGTTGACGCGAGCTCTGTTTCGAGTTTCGATTTCAATTTCTTTACCACGCCATCAATGTTCATGTTGCTCGCGATATTGTTATGGTTGGTCATATTGACCTTGATCGTCGATGATGTATAACGATTGATCGCCTTTTGTGTAGCGAAATCCTTGATATATTTAAGCGTTTCGCCGTTCATTGAGAGCTGCTTGCTGATCTTCGCTGTGTTCTTCGCAGTCTTTCCAGTATTAGTCGCGATCGTCGATGCCGTAGTATTGATTTTTGTTGTTGTTGTTGTTTTATCCTTGCCAGTCTTACCGCGATCGTTTCCAAGGTTTCTTGTATATTTATCTTCGAGCGCTTTGGCGTTTGCCTGCGCCCTGATAATAGCGCTGTCAGAATTTTTTATTTCCTTCTGCAACTCTTCATTCTTCTTGGCCGTGTTCGCAGCATCTGTTTCAATCTGTTTCGCCAAAGCATCTGCATCCGCGAGCGTTTGCGCTCCACTGTTCCATCTCAGATCATCTCCTGATATTCCAAGTTTTTTACGAACATCTTCCGGGAGTTTATCAACCAGATCGTCTACAACAAGGAGCTCATTGTGAACCCAATCAACCGCTGATTGTATCATTCCGATCATGTTTAGAGCCACGGATGCCACCCCATTGATCATCGTGCTCATTCCCAAACACATCGTATTCCATGCCATTGTAATTGAATCGATTACAATCAAAAATGCTCTTTTTATCTTTTCAACAACTACCTTGACATTCGCGAAAACGATCTCCATCGTTTTCCCAGTGTCTCCGGTCTTGTCGTTCAGATCTCCGATCCAATCAATGATCCCCTGAATGCCATTCGATAGCGCTACGATACCGGCCACGGCAGCCACACCAAACACAGCGGAGAACACACCGCCAAATATCGAGACGACAGTTGATAAAAACTGGACCAGTCCGATGATCGTGGAAATCACGCTCGATACGATTGTCCAAGCAATTCCAACCGATACGATGGTTTTGATCCATCCGAGGATCTCTTCTTTATTTTCTGCGATCCATGCTACGATTTTACCGAACACCTTCCCGGTCCCCTTCAGGACGTTCTCGAGAGTGGTTCCGATGTTTGTAATCATCTTCTGGATCGTCGGAAGTCCGGACGATTCGAGTGCCCGGTTCGTTTCTTCTATCATTCCAGCTACGCCACGCGTCACAGCAGATTTCAGATTAGCGATAGTAGTAGAAAAGCCACCTGTCGCATTTTTCGCCTGCTCTTCCAGCGTCCTGAAGCCTGCGACGGATGTTTTGTTCATCTTCACCATCGTATTCATAAAGTCATCCATCGACTCTTTACCGCTCCGTAGCGCAGCTCCGAGATCATCAGCAGACATATACCCCATCGCCTTGGCGACCTGTTTCATCTGAGCCGGCATAGCAGTCATAGCGGAGCGCCACTCCATCATGTCCGGCTTACCCTTGGCGTATGACTGTGATAACTGTTCAAGCGCTGATTTTTGTGTATTCATATCAGCACCACCGGCGAGAATTGCATTATTGAGTGCCAGAAACATTTCCGTAGATGCCTGAACATCACCATTGGAACTGGTGAAGCGTTGAACCGCTGCCGCGCCGTCCTGAAGCGTCGTAGGAAGGCCCTTTAAGCGCTCGCTTAATGTATTTACGGATGCGCTCGATTCATCCGTAGAAATGCCGAGATTCGACATAACCTTCGGAAAATTATTGAGCGTATCCATTCTTTCAAGTGAAGAACTGACCTGCGATGTGATCATTCCAAACGCCTTCTGCGCGATTGCCACGCCTGTCAGCGTCCGGAATAATGAATTCGACCTCGTATGAAGCCCCTGCATCGCATAACTCACACTTTGGAGCTGGGACGGAATGGATCCGAGCGTCTGCCCGAGTCTCGATGCGATGCTACTCGTTCTGGTCATCGCAGATCCGGCCTTGGATGACATTTTGTCTGCAGCATTCCCGGCATTACCAAAATCCTTGATCGTAACATTCAGCCGGCTGTTTATGTTGTCAAGCGGTTTCGATACCTTATCAACCAATTCAAGTGTTGACTTGATCGATGCCATTCGTCTCACCTCCTGCGTTTCGTTTCTGCGTCAATCTTTTTCTGTTCTTGGATCTCTTTATCAATCTTGTAGTCAATGGCCGCTGCCACAAACATCTTCTCCCGGAGTGGGAGATTTACAAATTGTGAGGGAGCCCAGTGGAGCTCATGGAGACAATAGTAGGCGTATGCCGTCTCCCAGTCCTCTCCCTCAATTAGTTTTTTGCTTCATCTTTCAAATCAACAGGCTCATCAAACCCATTATATTCCTGAATGAACGTGGCGAATGCATTATATTCTCCCGGATCATCGATCATCTCCTGAATCAGATCCTCAGGCTTTTTCACACCGTAGGAATCCTGAAGTTCTTTGGAGTTAAGATCCGGAAACACGATGCACTCACACATCATTCGAGCGATATATTTACGGATGTTTACCTCTACAGTAGCGCCCATCCCGTTGATGACTCTCTGTTCTGTGCATTCATCACGAAGAATCTCGTTTTCCTTTGTTGTGATAGGTCTGATCTCCCACATAAGCGGCTCGCCTTTTTCGTCACATAAAGATTTGGTGGCCGGGAAGAATCCGTTTTTCTTTTCCTTTTTGTTTCCCTTCAAAAAATAACTCAATTCACTGCTCATTTTCTTTTCCTCCTATTTTTCGGTAAAAAATATGTGGCGGGAGTATTCCATCCCGCCACATTGAATACGTGTAGATTATACGCTCACGTTAAAACCATCGAGCTCTGTGAACTCCTGCGGCATCGAAAAATCTTCGAATGTACCGCTGACATCCTCATCCAGATACTCGCCGTCAGCATCAAACTTGGCGATAAGAGCCTCATCCAAGTTACAGTCGTAAAGGACTACGGACTGATCACCGGCAGCGGACGACTTGTCCTTGTTCGTGATTTCCATATCGAAATACACATCATTTCCGGTATCCTTGAACTCCTTCATCATCTTTCTGAAGATCGACGTATTGTAGTGAGCACGTCCGGTAAACGTACCCGCCCAACCGGTCGCCTTGTTACCCTTACCGGTCTTGCCAAGAATCGGAACCTGAGTCTTGGTCTTGGTGGCCTTGGCTTCCAGAGAGATCATCTGCATGAAATTGTAGCGCTTATCGTTGACAGTCGCATAACACTCAGCCGATGAGCCCTGAAGTGTATCCTTGGCTCTCATAACTGTGGCATCAGACATTTGATCACCTCCTTAAGCAATCGTCGTACTAACGTACAACTTGGACATCGCAGCAACAGGCTGAACCTCCTCGATAACGAGAACGCTCTTCTTATCATCGCCCCTCTGACACGTCAGATCGTCATCACTAAAATTCTCGATCGCGCGGATCCGCTGGAGCTCCTTACGGAGTTTAACCAGATCAGTCCACAACGAGATACGACCTGCATCATCGTTCGGAACAACTCCAAGATACTTATTCGCGAAGATAACAGCGTCATCATTCGCCAACTGATCGATAACACGGATGCACTGGTTATCCTTGAACACATCGCCCTGCTCATCCGTAACAGATACGAACGAATTGATGTCATCAAGAACACGCACCTCTCCATTCACCGAATGATATACAAACTCACCAGCGTCAAGCGCTGCTGCAAGCTGCGTCTGGGTGTACGGAGTATCAATCGTATATTCTCCGGAATATCTACGGTTCTGACAAGACGCATTTACCGCACATCCACCCTCGAGACCAGTTGTGAAATAAACACCCTTCGCCTCGTTCGGATATACATCGCCGGTCGATGTTCCCGGAGCGGTCACAGTAGCGACATCCACAGTACCCGCCGTTGATGTAATAGATGCGGTCGGAGCACCCGTTCCAAAGTAATCATCCTTTTCTGTGAACGTGATCACCCCTGCGCTCGATGAGATGGTGTATTCAGCCATCGTTCCAAGGCTCGCAACAACCGCCTCAGCCGCTGCCGTAACAGATGCAGCTGATGTAGCATCGAGTGTGGTAGAAACGCCGGAAACCACGATCACATCGTCAGCAGCAAGCGTTCCATCGATCGTAACCGTATAGACGCCAGCGGACGTGTATGTGGTTCCTGTGGTCTTACCATCCGTAACCATGTTCTTGACATTGATTACGCCAATATCATCCGCAGCATAGCGATAAATAACGAGCTGGAATTTCTTTCCGACATCGTTACGCATACGCTTCTGATAGGACGCATACAGACGCTTGGTCGTATTGTCCGTGGTCTCAACACCCATCGTGTTGAACGCAAACCCTTCCGCAGCGTCCAGATACGCCTGATGGTCTGCTCCTGTGACCGTGCTATTCGTACCACCACTCATCGCAAGCGGAGCCTGCGCTGCGAGTGAGATACCATCTTTCCAAGCGACGAAATCATTCGCTTTGAGAGAAGATGCAGCAGCCACCGTCTGAACATCAATAGCAACCGTTCCGATGTATGTGGTCACATCCCACTTAGTAGGATCGTCCACATTGGCAGCGATTCCAATCTTGATGTTATTCCCGCGCGTTCCGGCGAATTTTGCCGTAGCGTAGGTGTTATCAGCCTTGACTCCCTTACCGTTCAGACGATACAGAAACGCCTTCTTCGCATAAATGAACAAATCGCGAAGCGGTTTCAGCTCATCCGCATCGTAAGCATAGCCAAGGATGTTGAGAGAATGCTTCTGGAAATCCTCAACCTCCAACTCGATCATCCCGTCCGGGCCCCAGTTGAGCTCGATCGGCATCGAAACGATACCACGGTCAGAAAGAGTAGCCGAGGCGTTCGGAAGAGAAACAAAATTCTCGTATGTTCCGGGCAACTTTTTGTTCTGTGTTACCCATGTTCCACCGCCTAAAGCCATGATTTATACCTCCTTGTTAAAATAATCGCCAATCATCTGATCGACTTGATTTATCGTG